ATTCGACACTTGCGTGTGTGGAGCGCCCAAGCGATCTCCGTTATTTCTAGCCATTTACACCTCTAGTAAAAGTTTATTTCTTATCTTACGGCTTGAAGTATGCGTTCTCTTCAAGCGTTGCATTAGTTCCAACAATCTCATTAGTAATTGGTCCAACTTGCGACCCATTAGGAACCTCAAGGTATGCCCAGTCGTATCTGACAGAAAGCTCGATTGATGACATGTCGTCACTTTCATATGCGAGGTCAGAAAACTTAGCTCCAGTAAGGAAAGCATTCCAAAGGGTCCACGTCTCAATGGCATTGCTATTCGCATCAATCTGCTGAATCTTTAAGCCGCCAAGCGCTGCAACAGCAGCGGACTTGGAAGTGGTTGTCCCGTAGTGAGCAGCCGTAAGGAGAGAAGGATCATACCCAGATGCCTTAACAATTGCCAAGGTGGAGTTTGCTGCATCTGGGCTGACGGGATCGACTAACGTAAGAGTAATCTCACTCCACTCCGTGCGAGTGGGGTAGTAGAAAGTATGGTTAAGGAACTTGTGCTCGGTCGTGCCAATAGTAAAGCTTGGCTTTGTAACGCTCTTGGCGTACCACTGCGCGCCGTTCTCCATAGTACCCAGCGTAATTAAAAATCTATACGCTCTCTTCGGATCTTGTAATGTTGCATCTGTCCAAAAACCCATTGTTAGTTTTCTCCCTTATGTATTAAATAGTCGGGGTAAAGTAAATTACCCCCTTTTTTCTAATCCGTGAACGCTGCCCCGGTTCTAGTAATGTTAAAGTCGATAGCAATAAACTCGATTGCTCTGGCTGGCTTGAGGAAGATCTTAGCATACAGGATGTTGCGATCAACCAAGTCCGGCGTTGTTGTTGTCTCATCGAGAACCACTCGGAACTCTGTAAGACCCATTCTTGCCTTAACGCTTGCGAGAAGCGGCTCAGCCTGATTGGTGAAGCGCGCCCATGTAGCAGGAACGTTCTGGTCGAACAGGATACCCGATGCAATTCTAGAAATCTCCTTCTTGATGAAGATCATCAGACGACGGACGTTAATGCGGTCAAGAGCACTCGGAGTAACCTGAAGTGTCTTCTGACCAAAGATAACGATGCCTTCGCTCGGGAAAGTAGCAATCGGGTTGATGTTCGCCTCGTAGAGCTTATCACGCTCATCAGAAGTAAGCTTCTGCGTGACAGCGGTAACAGGAATGCCAGCAGCACCTCCATTGCTTAAGCCGCCACGGTTGAAGCCAGCAGGCGCAAACCAAACCTCGGAGGCGCGCTCGGAGCTTGCCATTGTGCCAACTGCCGCGACTGAAGGCGGTGCCCAGAGGAACTGACCTGTAATGGAATCTCTGATCTGAACCCACGGGTAGTAAGTGCAGCCATAGCTAGAGTTGATAGCGCGGTCACGAAGAGCCGTGATAACACCGTCAAGCGAAGTTGCATTCACACGAGACTTAAAGTCATTAGAGTTCTCTGTGAATGGCAGGTAGACACCTCGCAGGTCAATGACTCCAAGTGCGTCACCACGATCCTCGCAGATGTTAAGGACCTTCTGGGTAAGGTTCTCGTTAACGATGCCGGGAACGCTAAGCATGTTCATCTCAACGAACTCGGGATCCTTAACAGTGTTGATAGCCTTCTCAACTGTGTTAAAGCCATAGTTATTAATTGATGTCTGCGTCGTTGAAGAATCGGTCAAGAAGCCATCGCGAAGCGGCTCCTTCTCTGTGATGTTGAAGCCGTCGAACCCACCGAAAAGCGGCGACGTAAACTTAGCCAATCCTGCATCGATAACAGCCTGATAAGAAGCAGAGGTAACCGAGTCGCCGACAGAAACAGCGTTCTCCTTGCTAACACCAGATCGTGAACCAGACATCCAGTAAGACTTGCCAACCTTGCCGCTTGGAACAACGATATCATCAAGAGTGAAGATCCAAGAATACTGGTTGTTAGTGGGAGCCCCAGTCAGAGAGCCAAATCTGCTAGCCTCGGCAAGCGGAAGCCCACGCAGGTAATCACGATACCCTCTGTCAAACACCGTAGAGGTTCGACCTGAAGTCCAGTAGTTTGTCTGAAGACCCCAGAAAGCCTCGGTCGGGGAGGAGGAGCCATGATCAGATGAAGAAAGTCTGGTCAGGGTCGAGGGGTAGTAAAGCGAAGCTGTATGCTGGTTGCCAGCAGCCCATGCAGCACCAAGAACGTGCGTCTGAATTTCCATGAACTGAGTTTTTTCCATGTCAGCGCCAAGCGAGTCCCTAATGAGTGGAATCGCAACAGAACCAGTTCCCTCGACATACGAGTAGGAAGGCAACGACTGAGCCACTGATCCGGTGACGAGCAAGGTCTGCCATGCATCGCCGAGAAGAGGGACAACGTTTCTTGTCGTACCGTTGCCGGACAGCCCAAGTGAGGACCCAGAAAGAACCATGAAGCCCGGAGGGCGGGGAGGTCCAAAGACGCCGAATGGCAGGAGACGAGAATCAATTCCGTTAATGTCCGGATTCATCTCAATTCGAACGATCTCAGAAAGGTTTGCAAACTCACCGTACTCTCTCATACGCCCATCGTTGTAATCCCACTCAACATAGCGATCACCAATCTTTCTTGCAACGTAATTTTGTGACTGCGGGTTGAGATTACACTCGGAGAACCTTTCAATGATGACCGGCTTGGCATCAGAATCAGATGCTGCGCGAATAACAACAGTGAAAGAGCCGTATGTATCAAAGTCATTAGGTGAAGACTTGATATCCTGAATAGAAATCTTGTAATTCTCTTGGATGTACTCACCGCCATCGCGACCGTGGAAGCGGAAAAGCTTGGTCATGTTTCTAGCGTCGTATGTAGACCGACCTGCCCCACCAACAGAAACTAAGTCCTGCGAGAAGAACCACCCAGTTCTCGGGTTAATGTAACTTGTCTGACGATCAGCCCACTGGTTTGACCCTGCCGCCGTAGTTGAGGTAGAGCCTGAGTTAATCGCTGCAATAAATCCAAACACCTTACCCGTGTCTGTTCCAAGCTTTTCAAAGAGATAAGACTCGTAGGTTTCTCCAAGCCAGTATCGAGGCTCGCCCTCACTAAGAATAGCAGTATTTGTAATGTCCGAGTTAACAGTGGTCGGATTTGTGTTAAAGACCTTGCGAATGTACTTATCGCTGTTACGGTTAAAGTTGAACTCTGTCTTTAGAAGCTCATCGCCAAGATCATTCATGACCATCGCTGTGAAGTTCATAGTTGAATCAGAGGCAATAACCGTAGCTGCACCAGACACGTTAACCTCGGCAACATCTGCGGTCGCTGCCGGTGCGCCACCCGACAGAACTATACTTGATCCAGAGTTACAGTAGAAGATAGCAGCCAAGGACCCCGTCATGGTTCCTCGCGTTGTAGAAGTTAAAGCTGAACTGGACGCATGCACGAAGAGACCGTAAGCGCCGCCCTTCTGTCTCCGGACATCAAGATCCTGATCGCCAGAAAACTCTTGATTCGTGTTCCAGCCTGCAACTGCGTTTGCTGTTCCATCGTTATCGGGGTTGGACTCGCCAAGCATTCTGACATAGGTTACAGGTCCGACCTGCGCATCAAGGTACGCCTGTGTAGCGTAGGCGCCGTAAGTAGGACCAGCAATGTTGCCCTCGCGGAAATAGTCACCGCCAGAACCACCTGCCACGGGGTCGCCGAACACATCAACGAATTCGCTGAATGACTGAACTGTGTAGGGTCTGTTAGCAGGACCCTTCCGAGCGCGACCAATAAAAACAGGACCCACCTCGGGTGCAATCGCCGGTAACTGAGAGTTATCGATCTCTCTGAGGAAAATACCGGGCGAAACAAACTTAAACTTTCTTACTTCTGACATTACTTCTGGTCTCCTTTAGAACTGCAAAGATTCCAAGTTTCGTAAGTAAATAGTATATCACAAACCGAATCTCTCTTTAGTCTCTATAAAATCCTTTCTTTAAATACTCATTGATATCCCCATAGATAACGTGCTCACGAGGTATCCTAACTTCAACTGCGTTCTCTCTAACTGTGACACGAGGACGATCTGCGTTCTTTCCCTCGCCAATCAAGTAGCCGAGAACTTTAATATCAATTGTGTTGAGGTAATAGCGACTATCATCCCCCATGTTAACAGCGTTGCTATTATCCGAAACATCGTTCTGGAAAAACCCTTCAAAGCGATGCCCGTCTCTTTCGATGAAAAAGTTATTAATTTGCCCTGTCTTTGTCATAAGGGGCTGAATTATTTCGTTCATTTGCTGTAAGTATTCAGTTCTGATTGATATTGTGTAAGAGCCAACAACATAAACCGGTATCGAAAAAGTTTTGGTTTCATAGACAACCTTCTTATTTTCAAAAGGAAACGTGTTTTGGTTGTAGAGTCTCTTTGCTGTTGCATTAGCAAACTTAGAAGTTTTGCCCTGCTCTATTCTCCTAGAAACAGTTAGAGACCTAGCTCCCCCTTTCGCATCGTTTGCGTTTGGTATGTGAGCCCATGCAACCCCTTTCATAGCTGGATCTTTTTGAAAGCCATTTCTGTGCATTGTTATCATCGGCAATATAATTCGACTACTGCCATCTCTGATATCTCTATCAGACTTGACCTGCCAGCTTCTTTCGCCACTGACCCATCTAACTTTTACTTTTTCCCAGCCTTTGTTGGTTGTTGCAAATGGGTTAACGACCTCATTCATCCAATCAAAAAGTGCATAATCAATCGTCTCTATCGTTGACGGCATCATCGTCATTTCACGGACGGCTTTATTATCTTTGCCTACTGTAGTCTCATCACTCGGCATTGAACGTACCCTCTCTGACGGCTGTGCAGCGTGCTGCTATTTCCATTCTGTTATCTATCTGTCCAAAAAGGCGTGACTCTGATAACTGAACGATCTCATAGTATATATCTCCGTAAAGAACGAAGTCGCCCTGCCTAACAAATAAATCTTGATCTTCTGTTAAGCGTCGACGATGAAAGTGAACGGTGATGTTCGCATCGAAATCTATACCAACGTTATCTGTGTATACTGTCTGGTAGTCTATCATTTCGACCAAAGCCATGACACGAATAGGAGGCAGGAAAGTTTTAACTATGGCTTCCCCATAAAGATCATGAAAGTTAGTTCTATCCACGTCAATAGGATAGTAAACAATCTTTTGCCCTATAACCTTCTCAATTAGCTCATCATTTACCTGCTTAACAAGGTCTCTCTCCTTCTTTCCGGTAAAAAGAGGGGGAGGAGGGGAATCTGGCTGTGACCATTTATTTTTAGTGGACATTCTTCATTTACCCCTGATAGATGTACAGCGGAACATACTTGTTGGTCGTGTTCACGCTAGCCATGAGCGCTGCCTCCTGCTCTGCGATCTTAGCGTAAGTCATCTCATCCAGAACAGTCTTTAACTCTTCTCTTAGAGATTGCTGCTCTTCTTTTGCTTGAGAGAGCAAATCTGAACCGTTTAGATTTACTGATTCTCCGGGGATGGGGATTGTTCCAAACTTGCTACGAACTTGACCCAGAGTCTCCTTTGTCAATGAAAGAGCAAATCTTCGAATCCATTGCTTTCCAATGGCATTTATAGAATCATATGGCAGGTTTGAGAAAGGCAACGTATTCATGTTATTGATGCCTTCAACGCCTGTCTCTTGGTTATTTTGGTCTTCCCAAGCATTCTCCTGATTGTCAATCGTAAAGTTGACCCACAGTTTTGTGACGATGGCTGCGTCGGGCTCTGGATATATTCTAATGTTGTTATTGTGAATCTCGTAAGAGTAGTGGGACAGCCTAGTGTATAGGTGGTCCTCATAAGCCATTGCTTGCATCTTGTTTTGCCAGACAGGGACTATTTCAAAAGTAGAGTCATCTGTGTACTGACCGTAACCATAGATGGAGCCATTCCCAACCACATTAAGACCACCGTAATACCCAAAGAACCTCCACATAGACTGCGGCGTCTTGTAGAACACTCTCTCTATTGTAATCCTTTTGTTGCCGACCTGCAAGGCATACGGGTAGCCAGAGTCAGATATGGCTGCTGAACTTGATATCAGGCTCTGCAAGTCGTAATCTTGCTGCCCCGTTACCAAGTCTATGGAAGCCGAGTAGTATGGCTTCGTTCCTCCAAAGCCAGCATACTGCGCGATTGATGGTCCAACACGCTTGGGATATCTTACGTCAAACTTAGGATAACGAAGCTCAATATTACTACCACTTAAGGCGTCACCGCCCCTCATAACACCGTTATGGTCGAAGCTGGCGGTTGCTTGTCCAAGAACATCACCCAAGACATTCTTTGCCTGATGTGTGTTCACAAGGTATGAATACTCCAAGCAAGCTTCTTCGTAGTTTGCATATACAGATCCTGAAGTTACTTCAATGTCTAGAATATCACCACCAAGCTTCTGGTATGTATACGCTACCTGATCTGCTGCCCCAGACAAAAAGTCGGCAGAACCAGTGTAGACCCCCAGCGGACATGCTGAGGATACATCAGTTGTAGAGCCAGTAGCCGGGAGAACAACTGCGCTTTGCTGACTCACTGGATTTAGCTTGGGTATAGCCATGCATGGTTCCTCCTATCATAGTAAATAGTCAGCCACACAACAAAAGAGCGCTACTTCTTAGAAGTTGTCTTTTTGGCTCTGGCAGTAGTGGCTTTGCGCTTAGGTGCAGCTTTTGCTTTAGGTTTTGCCTTTGGCTTGGGCTTAGGAGCGATCTCCTCTTCGACAACATCTAAGACTGGAGTCTCTATCTCCTCGACAACAGGAGGCATCTCCTCTATCGCCTGCTGATTAGATCGTTCTGCCATTCTGGGGTGATTTGCAAATTTTGTCCCAAACTTCTGTGGCTTTGCCATCATTCTTCTTTTCTTGCCCATGTTTATCTCCTATTGGTCCAAGATGGATACAATAAATAGTTCTTAAAAAAGAAAACCCCCAACCCAGAAAGGGAAGGGGGTATGCGACAAAAAATCAGCAAAGATTTATATTACAGAGTCGCTGTTAAGACGTACTGCACTCCAGCACCAGCGGCGGCGGCGACACAATCTTTTGCGTCTTGCGGGTGTGAGATAACAATGTACCAATCAGTACCATCACAAGTGATGCGACCAGTTGTTCCAAAAACTGTCTTGACATTGGTTGCATCGATAGTAATCTTACTTGTCGATGAAGTTGTCTCTTGAATTCCTGCCGCGCCATCATTACAGTGAATAGCGCCCTCAAAATCATGACCGTCAGCAGCAGTCTGCAAGATAATGTCTGCGGCGGCGTTTACCTGATCGTTTTGGATAAGGAAATCAAATGTAACACCAGCTTCAGGCGTTGGCATCGTGACCGTGATAGTTGTAGCAGTATCTGTGCTTGGATCAAGTGTAATAAGAGCGCCAGAATCATCTGCCGTCAAAGTCTTTGACGTAGT